TTCTGTATACAACAAAATCAAATGGGCCATTGGAAAACAGGAATTTGCAGAAGAATTTGATTCTAAGTTATCACCTATGGAGATTACACTGAAATCAACCGGACAAAAGATATACTTCCGTGGTGCTGATGACCCTGACAAGATTAAATCCATTAACCCTGAGTTCGGATATATTGGCATTCTCTGGTTTGAGGAGTTGGATCAATTCGCAGGACCTGAGGAAATTAGAAAAATCGAACAGTCCGCAATTCGTGGTGGCAACCTTGCATGGATATTTAAGAGCTTCAATCCACCAAAGACAATGAATAACTGGGCTAATAAGTATGTTCTCGAACCAAAAGAGAACAGAATAGTCCACTCATCAACTTACTTGGACGTGCCAAAAAAATGGCTGGGGCAGCCATTCATTGACGAAGCAGAGCATCTGAAAGAAGTCAATCCAAACGCTTATGAGCATGAGTATATGGGAATTGCGAATGGAAATGGCGGAAACGTATTTGAATATCTGGAGATTAGAGATATTACAGACGAAGAAATCAGCCGCATGGATCGTATCTTCGCTGGCGTAGATTATGGATGGTACCCGGATGCCTTCTGCTATCTCCGAACTTATTACGATTCTGCCAGAGAGAAGATATATCTGATTGACGAGCTGTATGTAAATAAATGGAGCAACTCCAAGACCGCTGATTGGATTAAGAAAAAAGGCTATGACGATTACACAATGATATGTGATTCTGCGGAGCCTAAGTCCGTGAATGATTTCCGGGATGCCGGACTTCCTGCCAGAGGAGCAATTAAAGGGCCGGGAAGTATCGAGTATGGTTTCAAATTTTTACAGACCAAGACACTTGTCATTGACCCGAAGCGTACACCGAATGCATACAAAGAAATTACGGAATATGAGTACGATCGGGACAAAGAGGGAAATGTAATAAGCGGTTATCCTGATGGAAACGATCATGCAATTTCGGCGCTTAGATATGCTTATGAGCCGTTGTTTAACAGAAGGGGGTACAGCGCATAATGGTGCTATCAGAATATTGTAGAAAAAAACTTGGTGATTTTTTAAAAGATAAAGTAGATGTAAAAGAAGGATATACTTACGAGGAGCAGGCAGTAATTGAAGATTCAATCAGAATGCTGATAAAAGCTGGAATATACCCACTTGATGAACTTCGAAAAGATATCTTAAGAGAGCGCTCGGTGCTTCTTCCTCGGGAATGGATGTTCAACGTAGCAAACAGTTAGCAGGTGACTAAATGGGACTTATAACAACGCTAAAAAGGTGGTTTAACATGATTTTTAAAAAGCAAGCCGAAGAGGACTTTAGCATCCAGGCGGCAGAATTTCCAGAAATGGAATCGCTGATCAACCGGTGCACGAACATTTACAGAGGAGTACCGGAATGGTTGGATGATAAGAATAATATCAAGACAATCAATTTCGCCAAATCTGTCTGCTCAGAAACAGCACGGCTCGCAACACTGGCGATTGGCATTCAGATTGATGGTTCCGCAAGGGCAGCATGGTTACAGGAACAGATTGACAAGGTGTATTTCCAAATACGTCACTGGGTGGAATATGGCTGTGCTTATGGAACGGTGTTTATTAAGCCAAACGGTGAGAGCCTTGATGTGTTTACCCCGGCAGATGTGATGATTGTGGATTACGATAATCAGGAAATCAAAGGGATTATATTCAAGGATTCTTATATTGTTGGACGGAAATACTACACAAGGCTTGAGTATCACAGGTTTGTTGAGACAACAGTGGACGGAGTGACAACCTATCCGTACTATGTTTCCAACAGAGCTTATGTATCAAAATCTCCTCAAAGCATCGGAGACAAGATTGACCTTAAACAGACCAAATGGGCTGACCTAATGGCAGATACGCCGCCGATTCTTAAGGCGAACGGCGAGAAGCTGGACGGGCCTCTGTACGGAGTTCTACGGACGCCACAGGCGAACAATGTGGATATTAGTACGCCACTGGGACTTCCAATATTTGCGGAAGCTATAGAAGAATTAAAAGACCTCGATATTGCATACAGCAGAAACGTCGGAGAGATTTTTGATTCGCAGAAGATTGTTCTGGCAGATGATAGGCTGCTGATGCCAAGCGGTACGCCTGTATCAGCCATGTCACCACAGGGTATGGAGAACAGACGAAAAGAGATGAGTTTACCGCACTTTGTCAAGAATGTATTCGGACAGGACGAGAAAGATTTCTATCAAGAAATCAATCCACAGCTCAACACAGATACCCGTATAAGCGGCATAAATGCCCTTTTAAGCCAGTTAGGATATAAGATCGGATTTTCTAACGGATACTTTGTTTTTAACGAATCTAGCGGCATTCAGACAGCTACAGGAGTGGAAGCGGAACAGCAGAGGACAGTGCAGTTCATAAAAGACGTTCGAGACAAACTGGAATCCTGTCTGGATGAAGTTATTTACGCATTGAACGTTTATGCTGACCTGTACGGACTTGCACCTGTCGGAGCTTATGAAGTCAATTATGATTTCGGCGATATTCTCTATGTCAGAGAAAATGATCGTGCAAGATGGTGGCAGTATGTGACAACAAATAAAGTACCGGCTTGGCTGTATTTTGTGAAATTCGAAGGAATGACCGAGGACGAAGCAAAAGCAATGGTCGAAGAAGCTCAGCCAGACGAACCGAAACTGTTTGGAGAGGAGTGAGAAAATGGCAGATACGTTCAAGGGAATAATCACAGCAGATGGGAAGAAGCGGCAACTACCTTACAGCGCAGTATGGGAAACGCCCGTGTCTGATGAAACATTGTCCATACAGGGCGCTTTTGCAGATGCTAAAGTAGTAGGCGACAAATTCAAAGAAGCAAAGACAGAAACTGATTCACTAAAGGAAGATTTGACATCTAAAGCCGATAAAACATCTCTTGCACAAACCGACAGAAAACTTG